AATCCACCTATATTTGCAAAATATGCGTTTGTTAAACCTTCCATTCCTGTTACGTCTGTTGCTGCTACCATTAAAGGTGCTTCTGTTCCTAATGGAATGTAGACATCGGGTCCCTTCTGTGTTGATGGAAGAGCTGATGAGAAATAATCGTGTAACTTAGCAGATTTTAAACATTTCGCAGCTGTTTCTGTGTCTGTTACTTCGTCGTAAGGATTTTCATCATTGTAATCGCTTGGATTTGTTCCTGTTACTGTTGCGTCCCCATCTGAGAAGTAGATTGGATTCTTCCAGTTTTCGTCTCTCCAAAAGTCGTTATATACTTTTATGTAGGCTCTCAATGGAAGTGCATTAACTTCTTTATCAGGTGCATGAAGAGGGTATCCTAAATAATCTGCAAGTGACTTTTCTTCCCACCCTTTTGTTGCAGGCGCTTTTATCTGTGGAACAGTGTATTCTACTTTCTGTATCCATGGTTCTGTATCATTCTGTCCCCAAAAGTTTTCCCAGTGTGTCCATACTAATCTATGTGGTACAAAGAAGAATGTTATATCTGCAAAAAGGTTATCCATTACTGGTACTAATGGTGTCATCATTCTAATAACAGATGACATTTTCATTTTTACAGTATCTCCCGGCATAATATCGCTATCTACGTAGATAGGTACTAGATCAGCTGCGTTGAAGGTACTCCATTCCTGATGCGGTCTCACTAATTTACTTCTTGATATTGTAATATCTGGTATATTAGCGAAATGCATTTCTGTTTCACGATTCATAGCCATTATTTAGTCTCCTCTCCTGCAAGCTCTGCCTGAGCTTTTGCAATATCGTAATTTAGCTTTGCGCCTTCTTTTACTTTCTTCTCATATTCTTTAGCGTTCTTTTCCATGCTGATCTTTGCGATTTTTTCAACATATGGGCTCATCTTTTCGATAAATTCTTTTGTTCCCATTTCGTTGATATATTCTTCTGAAGAATAACCAAAGAGTTTTTTAACTTCTGAAGGCATTTTTTCAAATTCTGCCTTACTTTTAACTATCATGTTCTGTACTTCCATGAAGTTATTAGGCATTGTAGATGTATCTACATACTGTGGCTCGCTCTGTCTAAGAGCTGACATATCGCCTTTAGCTACTCTTATCATGATATTTTCAATCTTTGAATCTTCAAGATCTTGCTGGATAAACTCATGTATATCTGTTTTTCCAGATCTTTCTAGTTTCTTTCTTCCACCAATAGTTGTTAGTGTATATGTTGCTAAATATCTATCTCCTGTTGGTGTTGGTGTGAATGGTACACAATCAATTGTCTGTTTGTACTGGTGCATAGCAGCTCCTTCCGTTAATTACCTTATGAGGCTCATATACTATTTCTCCTGTTTCATCATCATATGTTCCTAATCTCCAGAGATCGAAGTCCTGTGGATTGTCCTTCCAAAGATTTATGTGATTAATGTTGCTTCTGAATTGTCTAGTTGCAACCTCGTCACTTTCGCTTAGTGCAGGAGACATATATCTCTCTGTCATTAAGTCTTTTACTGCGTAGAAAAATAACTTCATAGTCTGATACCACCTCTCATGATTTTTGGCTTAACATTGATTTTCTTAACTGTTGCAGCCGTCCTTTTGAAAATTTTCTTGTCTTTTGATTTTCTCGTGTTTACTCTCGACATAGTTTTTCTCCTTTCGGTCAAGGTGTACGATTTATTGGACACCATAATTATACCAAAAAAAATAAACTTTCTGTCGTTTTGTTGTGTTCGCATAACATGTGTTTTACGAATAGTTGTGATATACTTTCTTTTTACTGTTTTGAAATTTTTTTGTTTTTCAGATTTTTAAGTCATAACTTAGTCATTTTGTTATGTCTAACTTGATCTGCTATCCATGACAATTCATGTTCTGCTTCGAATAATGTTTTCCAGAATGCGTTTACGCAGATTATTATAATTCTTGCTGTTGAATATCTTGTTCTGCATGGATCTTTTTCTGAATCGATATAATAGAAGTCTTTTATATCTTCAATTTGATTTATTGTCATTTCTGGTAGTCTTGCAGATATTTGTTTTCTTATCATTTTGTCACCCCCTTTCATTACTAATGATATACTTATGTATTACAGTTGTCAATACCTTGTTTTATTATTAGTTTAAGAATTAGTTATAATATCTTTATAAAATTTATAATTTTTAAATATCTGTTTGCGCAGCCAGTTTGATTCTTAAACTCTTCTTGATTACCTTGTAAGCGAAGCGCTCCCAATTAAAGCGTTTCCTTGGTGCTTATGAGCGGTAGCTGATTAACAATATACGCATTTTATTAATAAATACGTGTGCGCGTACGCGATAACGTGTGCGCGCGCGCGTAAGTAGTGTTAATATGCGAATTAAATAATAAGCCAGTAACGCTCTAGTTGGTCAGGCGCCCGCCGTATGAGGGCAGGTGATGTGGGTTAGGGTGTTAGGGGAAGGGCCGCTGATCACTCGCGGTCCTTCCCCTTATGGTATAATGTTATTAGCAATTTCCAATTGCACCCCTCATGCAAAAAGAGAAGGTAGCGTATTTTTAGCGTTACCTTCTCTTTGTTTGTTTTCTCTTGTGATAAATTAATCCTCGTTTGTCCAGAAAATTATATTGAGTAATGTCATTATGCATATTGCAATTAGCATGAACACTTCCATTGTTTATAGTTCCCTTTTTAACATTTTTGATTTTGTTGTTATTGATTCTGATTTGTTTTTTAATATTTCAAAGTCTGTCATATCTGTAATATAATACAGATTATTCCTTGATTTTCTTGCTAGTTCTTTTCTTCTCCTTTCTATCTTGTTATATTGTTCTGGGTATTGTTCTTTGAATAGTTTGTCGAAAGCTTTTGGTGGTTTTATACTTCCAGTATTTCCTTTAACAGTTTTCATTATTAGTTCATCATTCTCGTATATCTTGAATTTGTTTTGCTCGTAGTAGTCCATTCCGATCCCAGGCCTTCTACTCATTCTTACAAATTCAGGTATTTTTCCTGATGCGTAATATTCCTGATCTGTTCTCTCGTTAAATACTTTTTTCATGGTATAACGTGCTGTGTATGCTGCGTTACTCCATTCTATTTCGGTAATATCCACCATTCCGTTATGTTGCCATAGTTCTTCTATTATTCTGTTTTTCCAATGTTCCTTGAAGTTTTCATCAATATGAAAGTCGTAACTTTCTTCCATTGGGATCGGACAGTTAAATAAAAGCATATGGAAATGCGGTCTTGCGTTTAAACTTCCATATTCTCCACAATAATAGACTTTTACACCAGTATGGTCATAATGTGATCTCAGATATTCTCTTAAGCGTTTTAGAAAGTTGGTTGCATCTTCTGGGATTAAGCAACCAGTGCACCATATTTCGTCCCCTTCGTTTTTGTAAGTTATTTCTTGGAAAGTTCCATCTTGGTTTTCTATCTTCCATTTTGTTTCCTCTGCTATTGGTACATGATCTTCATCATATGTTAGTGTTATCCAATAGTTGTGTTCGCTTTTGAGTGTTTCTAACATACATCTTGTAGCCCATTCTGCTGATTTATTTAATTTGCAAGCATAACAGTGTCCGCATGGAATTGTTTGTGTTAATCTTCCATGTTCAAGAGTTTTAGCATTGATTTTGTTTAACTTGTGCCTTATATAATCATTGTCATAATTTATAAGTCCGTCCATCACTTCTGCTCTTGGAACTATGCGTATTGTTTTATTTGTTCCGATTTCGTATTCTCTGAACAAAGGAGTTACACATTGCATATTTCCCCCTTTGAGTCAGTCAGCACATTGGCTACCTTGTTCTATATGTGCTGACTGACAGAAAATTAAATTTGAGGCGTTTGTTAAATCAAGATTTAATTTTTTAATCTATATAACCTTGACGTTTCCAATATCCTTCCCAGTGTTTTTTGTACTGGTTTTCATATGTTCCTTCTCTTCCCATATTGTTAGGATCATATTTGTTTGGGTTTCCGTTTTTATTTCCAACAGTTAATAGATTATCTGCTAATCCTTTTATGATTATATTTAGATTCTTATCTGCTCCCATTACCTGTAGAGCTGTTGATAATCCTGATATTCCTGCTGATAATAATCCTAATAATCCGCCCATATATTCCTGTTGTCCGCTGTATGATCCTTCGCTTGCTGCTAGTCCGTTTAGTAGTCCTCCGCTTGCCATTGCTCCTTGTGCGCTGCTCATACTTGGTGCTGACATACTTCCCATTCCTACACTAGCTGCTCCGCCGGCTCCACTTCCTGTTTGGATTCCACCGCCTGTTACTGCTAAGATTGGGTTTAGTCCTGCTGATGTCATATCTTGTACTGCTGTTTGATATGCTGTTTTTCTCATCATTTCTTGCCAATCTCTGTTCTTCTGTGCTTCTTCTGCATTGAACTCTGCTTGTTTATTCCACATGCGTTCATTCCAGTCTGCAGAACGTTGCCACATCATTTCATTCCATGCTGCGGTATTTCCCCACATTTCCCTAGTGAAGTCGTTAGCTGCTGCTGCCTGAGCACTGTTAAAAGCATATTGTTGTGCAAGTCTGTCTGTGCCTATATCGTTTGCACTGTCTGTACTTGCTTGATTAAACATTCCCTGATCTGTCTGTGCTTGTCTGCTTATTCCATTTGCTCTTGCTGCGCTTTGTGCTGTGTAGTTGGCTGCATTTCTTACTCCTGCAGCAATTCCGTTTGCTGCTCCTTCAAGTGCTGCCACCATACTCATATTTTCACCTCCTTAGAAGTGACCTTGCAATCCCGGAATACTATATACTGGCATAGGTCTTATGTAAGTTGGTTTGAAGTAGAAGTTTCCAAAGAACTGGTCATGATTCTGTACTGCTAGAGTTCTCTGTATATTAACGTCTGTTGCATCAATCCACTTATCTCCCATTTCAGGACGTTCTTCGTAGTAGTCCTGATATGTCCATACTGCTAAACTTGTTGGATATGTTGCTCTTATTTCTCCATGTACTGTATTTGGGAAGAATCTGTATTCTGCCCATGCTTCCTGATAGCCCCATGCTTCAAGATCTTTATCTGAACCATCACAGTAAATCTCCTGTGAAAGTACAGCCTGTTCTGAAAGGTTAGCAAGCTGTGGTGTATAGTAGTCAAAGATTTTCTTTCTTGTAAACATTCTGTTTACGCCCTGACTATAACTTGTATCGTGTCTTATTGTCAGAAGTCCAATTAGAGTTCCATGTTCTGTGAAGCTGTGTGTAAATAGATCATCATGGTTATCTGCTGTTACAGACATTGCTCCAGTATGTCCAAGTGGAGTTGCGTCCGTTGCTCCTGCATCACTCTGGACTACCTGATTAATGTTGATTGGTAATCTGAATCCGCCTACATATTCTGCACGCTGTAATCTGTAATCAGGATTTGTTACTCCATATATAGAACGAATGGTCTCAATATAGCGTGAACCGCCTCTTGCAAGTGCTTCATAGAAACGCTGAATACTATAAGCCTGTCTGAGCTGTGCTATCGTTGCACCTACTGCGTTGCTTAGATCAGCTGCGAGCTGTGCATACTGGTTTGCTCCTACTGTATAAGTAGTTTCAGGTGTTGTTGTTTTGTCTGTTGCTTTTAACTGTAATCCACCTATATTTGCAAAATATGCGTTTGTTAAACCTTCCATTCCTGTTACGTCTGTTGCTGCTACCATTAAAGGTGCTTCTGTTCCTAATGGAATGTAGACATC